GTTTTCAGCCAAGGTTATACACCACCCTTTCCAGCGTATGGTTCATCGTTCCGCCCACGCGCAGCTCCATGGTCCAGGCGCGCTCGATGCAGATCGCGTTCAGATCTCCGTAGTGAAGTGCTACCACATCGCCTACACCGTAGCCAGGGAGCAACGCGGTGGAGATTCTCACCGTCTCGCCGGTGGTCATGCTCTCATTCCGAAGCCTGTCGGCGTAAGCCTGCAGCTCCGCCTGACTTGCGATGTTGTCAACTTGGACCACCCTCACAATTCGCCGACCTCGCCGAGGAATTGACAAGGGACTTTGCGGGTTGACGTTTTCAGCAGTTGCCACCATGGGGGCACCCTTATCAACATTTGAGCAGATGCAGAGGAAAACATTCGGTGCGGCGAAGACGTCCGTCTCCCGGCTGATTTTGGGTAAAACCAGGCTCTCCACCTTGCCCGCGTCCAGTGTGTGCTGGATGTTTTCCGCCAACGGCACCGCAGCCGGCTCCAGGATCGCGGTTCCATCTGAATCGAACCATAGGCTCTTGTAGTTGATCTCATCAAGCAGCTGATTAACGATTGTAAGGGTACTTGTCCCGATCAGCCAGTCCTCCCGGTCCTCCGCAAGCACCGCTTCGGTGGGCTTTGCAGAAACTTTGGAAACACCGCAAGCCGTCAGCAGCGTCTCAATAGCCGTAATGTAGTTGGTCCCCGCGGCGAAATACGGCATTTTCGTGATATAGTCGTCACGGACGCGCCAGCCCCTGTCGTAGCTTTCGACCCGGATGGTCTCCAGACCGTCGACTTTGCTGGGCGTCACAGTCGATGGCAAATAGACGCCCAGCTTATGCTCTACACCGTCAAGCAGCAACACCGGTGCCAGCTCATCCGTCTGCCAGTTTACGGGGATCTCCCGCCCACGGGCATCGGTCGCAGCAGGGGCGAAGACGCCGGAGAATGCGGTTTTTATCTCGGCGTCGTCCTGCATCCGGATGACGGGTGCGTTTCCAGCTGCAGCATGCAAAAACCCGTAGTCTGCGCCGTTTCGTAGGATTTTATAACGAAATTCAATCGTCCTCATCGATAAAGTCCTCCCAGTGGATCCGGTGCAGAGTGAAGGTGTATGCTTTGTAGAAGTGCTGCAGGTTCTTGGAATAGCCCATCATGATCCCGACGGTGCATTCGTTGCCCCGAGCCTTCAGAATGACAGGGCGGCCCAGCATGGCCTCAAAGGCCGCTGCGTCTTCCTGCTCGTCATAGGTCCATGCCACCAGGTAGCTGCCGGTCTGATCGATATAGGGACCTATCTCGGCTTCCGGGTAGATGCTGCCTTCAAAGTGGCGAAGACTGATCTGCTGACTTACCGAGATGCCTTGAGCATTGCTCTCACTGTCAGTTTTTTTAAGGTCCAGCCACTCGCCGCCGTTCAGTAGCGCAATAGCCGTGCCGCAGCTTTTCAGCTCGCCCTGCACCAGGTTGCTTGGCGTGTAGTAACCGCCGGGCAGGCGGTTGATCACCTGCCAGTTGTGCACTCCCAAGACGGTCCGGTCGGTGAAGCTGCTGCCGCGCGTGTGGGCGATTCGGACGCCGTCTCGGTAGATCAGGAAGTCATCCGACTCACTTCCGCTTGTCCATTGCAGCTCTGCGTCACGGTAGAAGACGCCGGTCAGCTGGATCGGCGTTCCCGGGACATTCTCCACCGAAAAGGTCACCGTCCCTGGCTTGGACCAGAGGCCCGTACTGCCCTGGACCTCCACGTTGACCGTGTGGCCGCCGTCTTCCAGGTAGTCATCCAGCGTATAGCTCTTTGCGGATCCGAAGAAGGGGCCATAGGTCGTCCCGTCCACCGTGATCCGGAATGCCTGCTGCCCGTCCGCCTGCCAGCGGATCGTAGCAAAGGGCACCGCGTCCACGGTGACTATCGGTGCATCCGGAGCGTTGATGGCGACGAAGTTCACAGCCTCGCTCCAGTTCCCGACCGTCCCGTCTGTGTTGTAGGCCCTTACCCGCCAGTAGACTGTGCCGGAGGGCAGCGTGTCCGCCGTAGCAGTGAACTCAGTCACGTCTCCGCTGACGCTGCCGAGATCTGTCCAGGTTGTGCCGTCCGTGCTGATCTGCAAATCCGCGCCGGTTGGAGGTGTACCGTGGTCGTTGACCGTCTCCCAACGGAAAACGATGGCGGTTCTGGCGTCCTCCACTGTCTGGATCGGAGCCTTGGGGTTCGCGGTTGTCTCGCTGTCTTCCGTGGTAATGGTGTACGTCGGCGATGTGCTGGTTGTCCCCTGGTCGTCGGTTGCTGTTACATACCAGGTGATCGTTCCTACAGGCAGCGTATTTGCTGGCAATGTAACGCTCTTGCTGTTTGCCTGTACGGCCACAGTGTGGGAGCTGGTCCCGTCGCTCCAATAAAATGTCGCGCTGACAGAATCCCAAGTCCCCGCACAGGCATAATCTCCGGCGGGTACGTGGTCCCATTCAAATGTTTGCGCAGCATGCGGATTGACATACCCGGCAGTCAGCGTTTGACCTTCGACCGTGCTGGTCACTGTCTCATCAAGCAGCATTGCGACAAGCACAGGAGCAGGATTTCCGAATATGAACCCAGAGTACGTTTTATTGTTCCACGTTCCGGGAGGCATGGAAATCTTTAGCGCCGCTGCCCTTAAAATGTCGCGGGATGCAAGAGAAATGTCCTTCGTAGTTGATGCGATTGACCCATTTCTGTAATAACTCCCTGAGATACCGCTCTGGACCGGGAAAATGCTTGTGTCTAAAGGTAAAAACGCATCTTGAATCGTATTCGCAATGTTTCTGAACGATACGCTGCCGAGCTTGTCACTCACAGCCGGGGCATTTTTCCAGGTAATACGCTCAGGGGCAAACGCTGTTTTCAGAGCATATAATTCCGGGTAACTGCTCCAGCCGGAAGACATAGAATGATCGTGCCTGATTGCGGCCGCCTCGATTGCGCGGCGTCCCAGAGCCGACGGCATCTCGGAGAACATCATAAACGCATCATTCTGAAAATTGGTTCCCGATTGGTAATAGTGGTATATAGAGTTAGCCCCGGAAGAATCCCACGCCACAGTCGTATCAGGGTTGTGCGACTGAGTGATTGCTGCACCGGTCATCGTCAACTCAGCAAAATATCTCGGATATGCTGTGGTATAGTAATCTGTGCCTGCGGCAATCATTCTGAAACTACCGCAGACTGGCGTAACAGCCCACTCAATATCTGCTGCTGGGAAAACATCCGCCGGAACAGTGACGCTCGTGCTATTTCCAGAATATGACCTGTTATTCCATGATGTATTGCCTTTTTTGCGCCAGTGCAATCTCGCTGAGTCCTGCACAATGTCGGCATAGGTGTACCCGGAAGTAAGCTTCAGACTCCACGAAAACACACTCTGCTTATTGCATGCGAATCGCGCGCGCGAATTTGTCGCTCCGTTTACGTTATTTTTGCTTACGGTAACTGATGCATTATCATCGCTTAAGGTAATGCGCAGAAATGGTTTTTTCCCACTTGCCGCTGCGTCTGTGTATACGTCTGCGTAATAACTGCCCGTCAAAGAACTGCCTGAGTAATCCAATCGAAAAGCTGGTGAATTAAGCACAGTATAGGCAGCTTCAGCAGTGCTCATTCCATAGATGTCACTAAAGTTGACTGGAATGCTGATAAGTTCATCGCCTGTCCCGCTGGTCGCTCTCCCGCCGTTATAGCTATTGTAAACAGGCAGTGGTCTGCTGTTCCACGTGACAGTGTTTTGATCGAATGCGCTTTCCAACGTGCTCCAATAAAACATTGGGAGCTTAGTTGACGGAGCATTTTTGCTGCAAGTAATATTTAAGGACGCACCGTAAATGCTTCGATAATGGTATTCCGATGGAAGACTCTCAAATTCTAACAGCAAATAGCTGTCATTCGGAGAAATATCAGGGCCGCACATCCGGTATTTGGCTGCGCCGTGATAATTGGTATCAGGATAATCGCTACGTATCAGCGCGGCCTTTGTGCAGATCAAATCAACATATACCATTTACGCCATCCTCCTCCTGACCCGCAGGCCCGAAAACTCGCCGCTGATCTGCTCCAGCAGCTGCACGTTGCGCGCGAGCAGCGCCTCCATCCGGCTGGTATCGGTGCCGGCAGCGGTCATCTGCTGGCTCTCCTGGTTGTTCCAGATCCGGCTGCCCCTGGGCAGCGCCACCAGCTCCGGCCCGGCCTCGCCGACCCACGTGAGCCCGCCGCGCCAGTTCTCATCACCGGCGGCGTTATAGTGCACGTACTTTGGGTCTGAGTATTTGAGCTGCTGCAGGTTGCTCATTTCTCCCTTGTGGAGGTTCCAGCCGAGGGCCGTGGCCGCGCCGTGGAAGTCAAGCTTCATAAGACTTGCGATCAGGCTCATGGAGTCCGCCACCGTGGCCGCGATCACGCCCAGGCCGCGCAGTGCGCCGGAGACTTGATTGATCGGGTTCATCCAGCTTGGAATCGCGCTGGCAAACTTTGTACCGGCATCGACGATCCCCATCACGCCCTGCACGATTGCGCCGATGTTCTCGATCAGATGCGTGTCCACCAGAACCTGCCCGGCCTGCTGCACGACTTTGGAGAACGTCTCCATGGCCGCCTTGCTGGCCGGTGCGAACTCCGTCGCGATCTGGTTCTTCGTGGCGTCAATCGTCAGCTGCATGCGCTGGTAGGCGTCATCCACCTCGCCGAGCTTCTTGATCTGGCTCTCATCCAGCACGTAACCGGCATTCTCGGCCTCCTCCGCCAGCTCCCGCAGGGCGTCGCTGCCCTGGAGGATCAGCGGGTTGAGGTCCTGCGCGCTGCGGCCCATGATCTCCATCGCGATGGCGTCGCGCTCGGTCTGGCTCTCGACACCGCCCAGGGCATCGATCACTTCGTAAAAGACTTCCTCCGCGCTCCGCAGCTGGCCGCTGCTGTCTGTGATGGAGATCCCCAGAGCCTGGAAGGTCTCCGCCGCGGCGGCATTGCCGGTCTGCGCATCGTACATGGCGCGCGTCAGCTTCGTCAGGCTGCCCGTCATCGTTTCCACGGAGACGTCGATCAGATTCTCCGCATATTTCCACTGCTGCAGCGTCTCGGTGCTCAGGCCCGTCACCATGCTCTTGGTGATCAGCTCGTCCGCGTCCGCAGCGGCCTGCAGCGTGATTTCGTGCAGCTCTTTGCAGACCTTGATCATGGCGGCCACACCGGCAGCTGCCGCACCCATGGCGGCGACGGTGCCGGCGCTGAAGCCGTTCAGACCGTTGAGAGCCTTCGTGGCGCCGTCCGGCAGATTGATTCCCATCTTGCCGCTCAGGTCCTTGACCTGGTCGCCCAGTTTTCCCGCGGAGTTGCCGAAGTTTTGGTTGCTCTCGGCGAGGCTCTGCATGCTCTGTTTATATTTCTGCTCGCCCTCGACTACGACGCGGGCAGATACTGTCCTTGTTGCGATCTTAACCGCCTCCTCCTGTGAGGTACTCCGACAGGCTCAATTTGTCCTGTTTTTCGCCCGTCTGGAGCGATTCTGTGCCGCCCGTTCGGTCTTCCGGTCGATAGAGTGCGTCCAAAAGGCTCCAGAGGCGTGCAGGATTTGCCGTTTTCCAGAATGATTGCTCGTCCTGGTGCAGCCATCCCATCCATAAAGCAAGATACCGGGCAAAGTCATAAGACTCTGCCCGGCCTGTCAGTTTCCCGCGTCGTCGCCGGGCGCGGTCTTCTCTGTCGGCGTTTCCTGGACGTTGCGCTGGCTCTCCGGCACCACGGCCCGAGAGAACAGGCCCATAATGTCCAGATCGAGGAGCGCGGCATAGGGGAAGCGCTTTTTGACTTTTTTGGCCGTCCAGTCCTGATCCCAGCCCATGTCCTCGGCGTAGTCGTTGAGCATGGCAGCCAGGATCGCCGCCTGCCCCTCACGTACCGGGAGCTCCATGACAGCCTGGAACGTGCCGTAGGCAGTCTCCACCGCGTCCAGCACGGCCATGTTGCAGCGGAGGACGTAGGTCTTGCCGTCTACGTCGATCCGCTTCTCTTCCAGGCGCAGACTCATGCCAGCACCGCCACGCACCATGCAATGGCAGCGGCCTCCGTGTCACAGACGGCGACCTCAAGCATGTCCTGAGATGCCGCGTCGCTGGCCAGAAACTCGCCGGAAGTCGTCGGGGTGTTGAACTGGATATTCTCGCCGGCAGTCTGCAGCGTCATGCTGGGCGGGCCGAAGAGGCACTTGCTGGCAAAGACGCAGGTGTACTTTTCCACGCCGTCGATCATGTCCGGCGCGTAGAAGCTGACGCCCACATAGGCCGGGCTGCTCTTTGCGCCCAGGACAAGGCTGCTCACGTTCTGGCTGGAGCCGCCGGCGGTGATGCTGCGGGTTTTCGAGGTGCTGCCGAACATCAGCTGCTGCGCTGCGTTCTTGATGTACTTCACGCCCAGGGCGATCGTGCCGCCGGTGGCCTTCCGCATGAACTCGGCAAGGGTGCTCTCGGCATAGAGACGGCCCTCGGCGAAGCGCATCTCGAGGGTCGCGGTCATGGCGTCGCCGACTTCCTGAGTGTTCGTATAGGTGATGGCGCCGTCATTGTTGTTATATTTCGCGCAGTGGATCCCGCGCAGGTCAAACTGAGGCATTTTGTTTCCTCCTTATTTGGTGGCGTATGTTTTTTCGATCCAGCCGCCGATAATCTCCTCCGCCGGGGCCGAGATCTCTTTTTCGTTTCTGGCCATCCCGGTGGAGATAAACGGCCGGGCGCTGATTCCACGGCGCGGGGCGCCGTATTCGTTGATATAGGCAATGGCAGCGTTGCGCGTGACGGTGTTCCCGCGCTTGCGGCTGCCTGTAAAGGTGATGAATGCTTTCCCGCCGTCCTCGGTCTTCTTGGGGCGGGAGTGGCTGATATGATCCAGGATGTGTTCCTGTGCGTCCGGATCAGTATCACGCACGCCC